AACAACGCCATAGTTAAAATTCCGTGGCAGGGTCGATGCGCGCTCACTGCTGATCAGAAGCATGGTCAACTTCAGAAGGGAACTGATGGTCCGCTCGTCGTTTACGAGACCCCGCAAAAAGGTCACCATTACTTCGCGGGTGTGGACTCGGCCCGCGGTGAAGAGTCTACGATGGCCCCCGGTGACTATGCAGGTATTGTAGTCTGGAATGCCGAGACCGGTGATCTTGCTGCGCGGTATATGTCCAGGGTATCCCCTGAAGAACTTGCTCCTGTTGCCGCGGCGTTGGGATACTATTTCAATAGCGCAATGTTGAATGTCGAGCTGAACAACATCGGCTATGTGACCATGAAGGCTCTCAGAGACACTTACTATTACCCCAACCAGTATCTCTGGAAAGGTCGAGATGATCGGGCCGATAGGTCGAAGCATGGCTCGGCTTACGGATTTGAGACTTCTGACCGTTATCGCAAGATGATGTTTTCGTTGTTCCGCACTGCGCTGCACGAGAAGAGAGTCGTACCGAAGGATAAGATATTCGTCGAACAAATGAAAAAAGCCAAGCTGGAGATGAACTGGCGTTGGACTGTAGCAGTTGGCCACGATGATATTTTGATGGCCGGCTTCCTTGGCTGGATTGCGTTGGAGCAGAACCATCCTACCGCTTGCCGCCCTATCACGCCTCGCAACATCATGCTGACCAAAGAAGAGATCGAACAGGCCGGCTTCTCTCCCGCCCGTGGCCAGATGCCAGAGTGGATGAAGGATCCGACGGTCACGGGCGCCGGGATGCTGATTACGAGTGGGAACGATCATTTGAAGAAACTGGAAATTTATTCCAAGAAGAAGCAGATGCGAAATCGTTTGGATTGGATATAGGAGATGAGGATGATCGATGATCGAGCAACAAGCCAACAGAATAACCCTAACATTCCCGACGACGGACTCGGCGACGACCTTCGCAGCTTTCTTGCAAAGCCTGTTTCAGATAAGCCAACCCGGAGCCGCAATCTCCTCCCCACCTTTCGAGTCGTCCCCGGAGATCAAGTCAGCGCTGGACCAGCCCCCGACCCAGGGTTCCCCGGAACCAGGACCTTCGCTCCTTCCCGATCAGCCTCAGCGCCTGCCCCATACCGTTTTGACTCCGGAGAGGCAGGACGCAATCGCGAATCAGCGCGCGAACGGCTTGACCACGCATCAGAGGTTGCTCCGAGCTCAGACGACTTTGCGCGACGGGGTGCTGCCGTTCTCGCGGCCGGGCCAGGCGCCTCCTCCGACAGGTCAGCCAAGCCCGCGGCAGAAGGCGGCGCTGGAAGGCGGCTTCGCGGACGGCCAGCCGGGAGTAAAACCGGAGGAGGGAAGAAGAAGAAGCAGATTGAGGCCAGTCTTCCTCTCCCCAAAGCCATAGCCAAACTGATTCCCAAGGATGCTGGCGGCCCCACTCCTCCCCGCGTCCTCGTTCCCACCGAGACTGAGCGCGCCGATGCCCGGCGCCTGTTCCGCGAGATCGGCGAGCGGTTCAACGACAACAGGAAGAAGTCCAAGACGGCTGCCTATTCCGGCTACCGCCATGACCTGATGGCGAACCTCGACACGCTGGTCATGGGCGGCGCGCTCGACCTGAAGGATGCGACCACGATCATCACCAACCTGGAGCAGTACACCAAGGAGACCGAGGCGGAGAGCACGGAGACGCCGGCGACCATCCTGGGCCGGTGGCTGCGGATGGATGCTTCTGAGATTGCAGGGTTGGAGGTTCCGGTGGGGGAAGAGGTTGAACCGATAGTTGCAAATGAAGCGGATGAGGAGGAAGTGCTGGCCGAGATTGAGCCAGAGGAAGAGCCTTCTTAGTATGGTGTTATGGCGAAAACCCCCTTTTTCTCCTTTTTTCCGCTATCCTTCTGCCTAGCACCGTCTCGGAGGCACCCGCCCCATGTCCAATACCGCCCGCGCCAAATACCAGACCACCGCTCCGGCTGAGTTTTCTTCCTCTCTTCCAGTCAATCCACGGAAAGATTACACCGATCCTGATGCGCGCCCGCCGGGCCGCTCCGGCGGTGGCCCTCCGGTCTCCACACCGCACCGTGTCTCTTCCTCGCGGCGCGGCGGAACCCGGACCCGCCGCAAGACCACGAAGAAAGCGAGCCGCCGCCGTGGATGATTACGCCTCGCCCTCTGACCCTTCGGACTCCACTCCACCTGAAGTCACTATATCCCCGGCTGACAACGGTCATGTCGTCCGCTGGCATCAACGCTCGGGCAAGAAGGGTGAGTCGGGTCGCACGGTTACTCGCGTTGCCTCCAGCAAGGAAGAGGCGTTGGGCCACGCTGACGAAGCCCTCGGCGGTGGCGGCTCGGCTAAGTCTTCCAAGAAACGGACCATTTCTAAACGAGATGGGCAAACTGGCGTAACTTCAGACGCCGAGGGGGAGTCAGGCTCAGCCTCCTCCCCCGCTTCCCACATCAGCCGCCGGCCCGTGCGTGGGTCTGCCAAGCGCCGCCGTCCGCGTGTCGGTAACCGTCGAACGTAGTTTAATGAGGACTCCATGACACAGCCCACGAACCCGAACCCGAACCCGAACCCGAACCCGAACCCGAACCCGAATCAGCCCACCTTGGCCAGTTACTCGCCTCGCATTGATGCTCCTATTCTCGCTGTCCAGTTTCTTGGCCAGCTTGATCCTGGCACCGCGGGAGCGCTTGCTCCCGCTTCGACTGATCCAGTCGCCTCCCCGGGCACTTTCCTTGGTCTTCCAGTCCGTGAGGAACCGTTCCGCCACGTCAATCCGGCGAATTTGCCTACGTCTTACCTTGCTGCTCCGGTTGATCCCCTGGCCAGAGTTCGCTTGGCTTCCCAGGCTCGCCCGCTGATTGAGATCGCCGTTCTGGTTCCAACCACTGCTGGCGGTATCCCCGCCTTTCCTGGCGATTGGATTGTGCAGGACAGCCACGGCTTGTATTCGGTTTGGTCGGACACGAGGTTCCGCGCTGAGTTTGATGTGCCAGCGGCCGCTCCTGGTTCTGGTTCTGGTTCTGGTACGGGCCGTTATGGCGAAGGAGACAACTGGACGCAGCACTCGGATGGTACGGACTATCCTGGCTCGTATGGAGTAGGTCCGGAGGGCATTGGTTCGGATGGGCAGCCGCTCAAGCCGTTCGCCCCCGGCATTCAGCCTGACATCCTTGTTGTTGGCTCTTCCTTCCGTATTCTGCGTGTCGATCAGACCGTTGATCCCACCGTCCATGTCATCACAGCCATCAACCTGGGCGTCGTGACCTATGAATCCAACGGCGAAACCCTGGAAGTCAGCCGCGACCATATCGTCGCGGTCAAAGCATGATTGGAGGTTGTAAATGAAGTCAGATCGTGGAACACCAGAGAGTCAGGAAACGCCAGAATTGGAAAGTCGCTCTCACCCCGTCTCATTCCTACGTAAAGCCACTCGCCTGGCTGAGAAAAAGTCCGGCAAGCGCGCGGCCAGGAAGCGGGGATAACTGCCATGGCACAGGAGGATGCGAGTGGATTGACGCAGGGTGCGCGGCGTCTTTCTGACACCGTAAGGGGTTGGATCAACTCTATCCCCACGCCTCAGCGCCGGCCAGATACTTCTTGGCATGACGACATGGTACGGAAGGCGAATGCGGGATTTCAGGCGAAAGCGGTGGCAGAGGCCGCGGCTAAGCAGCCGGTTAAGCGGACGCCGAAGCGTTCTGTGCCACGTCCGGCAGGAAAACGGAGATAAGCCAATGCCTTGGACTCCAGATGAATCCGCTCGCTTTACGAAGAAGGCCACATCGTCCAAGAAGAAACGTCAGTGGCGGGATGTGGCAAACTCCATCCTCAAACGGACTGGTTCAGATTCGCGTGCGATCCGGGGGGCCAATTCCGTGGTGAAGAAATCTCAGTCCAAGCGCAATCGAAAACGGGCGTGATTTTGTGCTATTCTGTTGGAAGGAAAGCTGATGACCAAGCTCAGTTCCAAGACACGTAATCGGTTGCCGGCGAAAGATTTCGCTGGACCAGATCGGTCTTTTCCCATCGAGGATGCTTCTCACGCCAGAGCAGCCTTGAGCCGCGCGGCGCACAAGGGCGGAGCGGTGGAATCTAAGGTCCGTGCCGCTGTTCATCGTAAGTTTCTAACCATCGGTGAAGGTGGCAAGAAAACCAAACGCGGCGTCCGTCGTCGTACTCGTTCGCGGGCATAGGAAGAGGACTAGATGGGCAACCTTGTGTTGATGGGCACCGCGCGCAAGTCCCAAAAGCAGGAGTCAATTGACCCAAGAAGCCGGCATATAAATGACTGGGTAGAAGCCTCTGATTCTTTTCGCAACAAGTGCCTTGGCGAGACATTCGCAAAAAATGCTGAAGACCTCTATAATTTAGCTGACGCGATGACCCCAGGCCCGGTCTATAGGCCTTCCCTTTCGATTCCGATGTTGCAACGGATTATGCTGGAGGAAGCGAACCAGGTCAGCAACCTCTCTCCGCGGATGTACATTTTCCCCTCCGCTGGCGCCGGCGATCCTTCGTACTCCGGGGCTCAGCAGGCTGACTCTTCGCTTCCATCTTCATCCGCGCGTGACCTTGCCCGCGAAGTTTCCCTTCAGGCTCAGTGGCAAATCTCGAAGATGAACCTGCACTTGCTCATGGCGGGACTCACCGCGCGCTACTGTGGCGCCGGGTGGATTGTTGCTGGATTTGACCCGGATCTCTCTCGTGCCCGTGGCGGCATGTGGGCGCGCAGTATCGACCCGCGCCTCGTCTTCTTTGACCCAGGGGCCGACTACACTTGGAACCCAGCCTATGCGGGCTGGGGCACGTGGATGAATCTTGAAGATGTCCGGTTGAAGTGGCCGGAAACTTCCCGGGCGATTTCCCCGCGGCATACCTCTGGCGGCTTTCAGCCATTCTCCGGAGATTCCGGCTACGGGATTACGCAGCCCCAGGGGCCAATGTCCTCGATGCCTGGTATGCCCGGTCAGAATGCGCGCACCCAGAGTAGTGAATGGCGTGTGCTCGTTCGGCATTGTTTCTGCCGTGACTACACTCGCGAAACTGTCGAGAAAGATGACGTTCCAGCGACTTCGCTGATCGACCCGGAAGTCCGTTTGAAATATCCCAACGGACGTTGGCTCGTAGAATGTGAAGGTGTGATTCTGCAAGACGGCGACAACCCATACCCGCCCCGTCGCGACATCGCCGCGCCCCGATTTCCCATCTTCCCCAATTACGTTTTGCCGCCTCTGTTTGGCCCGTGGGGCATTCCTGTTACCCGCATGACCGAGAACATGCAGCGATTAGCTCAACGATTCTACTCACAAATCTTCGAGAATGGCTTGCGCATGAACAACGCGCTTTGGGTGATCGAGGAAAACACGGGAATCGATATTGATGGGTTTGGCGGGCTGCCGGGCGAGGTTGTGACGATCAAGCCTGGGTCGAAGCCTCCCACGCCGATCACCCCGAACGCTATTGGCGGCGGCGCGCTCCAGGGCGCCGAGAAACTTCTCTCCCTTCAAAACGATGTGCTCGGGTTCTCCGCTTCGCGCCAGGGTGACCCTGGAGCCGGGAATGTTTCGACTGATCTATTTGATTCGGCTGTTCTGCAATCTTCCGGTTTGCTTCAGCTTGCCGGCCGGTTCCTGAGCGAGACGGCGCAGATGGCTGGCGAGTTCTTCTTCGATACGATGTGCAAATATCAGGCCAAGACCACTCTGCCGTATCGTGGTCCCGAGGGGATTACCCTCGCGTCGTGGAATGGGATGGTCGATCCCTCGACTTATGACGTTGCGCTGGACGACGCAAGCGTTCGGCCGCTGTCCGAAGCGATTGTGCGCAAGATTACGCCTGACCTGATGAAGAGTGGCGTGGTCGGGCCAGAACGCGGGCTTCGGACGCTGGGCTATCCTGATCCTGAAGGAATTGCCAAGGAACAGGAGACCTCGCAGGCGTTGGCCGCGCTGGCGAAGGTTAAGAGTGGCCGCAAATGATAAAGGCGGGTGAGAAAACGGCAACAGCGGTCACAGCCACAACAATCCCGGATCACGCTTCTTCTGCGCGAGGCGTTCCCGCCTGCTCGTGGCCGGGGCAATGGCTGACCGTTACTGAATTCAGCAGAGTGATGGGGCGCAGGCCGCAGACCGTTCACTGGTGGATACGAACTGGGGTTCTTGCTGAATTTGGAATTCCTATTTGTCAGTTTCGCCATGGCGGTTTGCACTCGGGACGGGTTTTTATACACAATATCTACTAATTTTTGCTCTCGCACAGCATTGGTGTTATGGCGAGGGGGTTCCCATCCTCTCATTTCCGTTCTATCCTTCTCCTAATCGCACTCTGCTCTCGTCTGGGCTTCGGCCTCGGCTTGGCTCGTGCAAAGGAGAAACACATCATGGCCCACAAGCGCAAGGAAACCAAGAAAGAGCGGCGCGCCGCCGCAAAGCGCAAGTAGTTAGTCCGGGGGGATTCG